GCGGGCCATCACGACCCGTTCCGCCGCACTGGCGGCGTCATAGGCGACGAGATCAAGGCCGGCATTGCGCGCGATTTCCGCCCGCTCCCGCACGGCTTGCCGATCAAAGGCGGCCAGGGCGCCGACCTGTGTCGATGTGTCCGTCGTCGCGGCGAACAGCCGGTCGCCGATGGACTGATTGACGGCGGCCAGCTGCTCCAGGCGCCTGCTTTCCGCCTGTGCGGCTTGCTCGGTGAACTGCCGGATGACAGCCAGCCGTTCCTGACCCAGCGTGGTCTCCAGCTCGGCAAGGATGCTGGCCGTCAACTCACCGGCATTCACCCTGGCCTGGGCCGCTGCCCGTTCGGCATTGGCCGCCCGGTCAAAGATCGCCAAGGCACCTGCCTGCGTATCGGCGGCACCGGTCGCCCGCGCCTGCCGATCAGCCAGACTGTCGGACAGGGCGGCGGTGGCGGCGATCCGCGCGGCGGCCTGCTCTGCGGTCTCGGTCACGGCCCCGACCGCTCCGTTAAGCTTGGAAATGGCCCGCCCCGCCGCCTCATAGACCGGCGTGCCTGCCGCATACTGGGCCTGGATATCCTGGAGCGCCGTCAGGTCCAGCGAACTGAAGCTGCTGTCCAGGCCAGCGGAGAAATTGCCATCGACAAGGCTGCGGGCTGCGCCTACAGCATCGGCGTCCCGGTACCGCAGATCCCGCTGCCGGATCAGATCGTCAATGGCATTGAGATAGCTTCGGCCCGTCAGGTCGCGATTCTCCCGCGCCAATCCCGCTTCAAACTCCGTCTTCAGGTTGCCCAGCTGCCGGGCCTGGGCAGCGGCAACCGCGCTGGCCGCGTCCGTGGCGCTGTATCCAACCGCCTGTAGCACGGGCGACAGCTCGGCAAAGCTGGCCGCCAACGCTGCCACCTTGGTTTCCAGCTCTGTCAGGGGGGCCGCCGCTTCCTGGATGCCCGCAAACCGTTCCACGCTGGCGCGCAGCGCTGCTGCCGTCTCGGTGGTGCTGAAGCCCAGGCGCTCGGCCTGTGCGGCGAAATCGCGGACATTGTTCAGCATGTCCACCACGTTCTGCCGCGCCGTGCGGACTGCGTCGGTGCCCCCTTCCATCTCACCATTCAGCGTCGCGATGGCTGTCTGATAGTTCAAAATGAATTGCAGATCGCTCTCGGCCCGCGACAGATCGCTGTAATCAATGGCTTCCAGACGGGCCTTGAGATCATCGGCAACGCCGGTCAGGCTGCGCGTCATCGCCGCCAGCACCTGGCTCAACGTCCCCTCAATGTCACCCACTGCCGTAACGCCCGACGACAACAGCGCACCCGACGCATCATTCACGCGCCAGCGGTTGCCATCGCGACTGCCGACCTCGACCGAGACCTTATCGGCGACCCGCCCGCCGGTTGTGGTGCGCAAAAGCTCGGCAAACTGGGCGATAGACTGGGACAGCGCGTCGCGGGCCGACATATTGCCCGCATCCTGCTTGCTGGCCCGCGTGTCGAAATTCACGGCGCGGCCCGACGCGGTATAGACATCGACACCCGCCGTCGCATCCGACTTGCCCGGCCCGAACAGCCCGCCGATGATATTGCCGACAAAGCTGGAAATGCCCTTGGGCACCCCGAACATATCGCCAATGGTGGTGGCGACGGTCGATCCGATCCGCGCGTTCTTGTTCTGCGCGTCGGACCGGCCCAGCAGATCACCGACCGCATTGCCCAGCGCGTAACCGGCTTCCGCACTGTTCAGCAGCTGCTCGCCCATCTGGACGAAGGCTTCTGTGGCGGAACCGGTAATGGCCGTCAGCTGTCGGAATTCATCCAGGAACTGGCCGACACTGTCGGCCACGCCCTCCATGTTCCCGGCTTCCAGATCCAGGATGATATCGCCCAGGCTGCTGGCAGCGCGGTAGGCCTGCTCCTGTATACGCAGCTGCGCTTCCAGTCGCGCCTGCTCTTCCAGGGCGAAACGGTATTTCAGCGTCTCCGTCTCGACATTGATGCCTTGCACCTGCCGCGACAGGGCCAGCAGCTCCCGCTGGCGCTGCAACACCCGCTCATCGATCTGCGCCTGGATGTCCAGGCGCGCCACAGCGGCCCCTGCGGCGACACCGGCAGCACCGCCGCGCGCCTGTGCTTCCAGTAGCCTGTTGCGGGCCGCCAGCAGGCGCAGCTCTTCGCGCAGGTCCGTCAGACGGCGACCTTCTTCGCCCGCCTCTGACCGGGCCGCGCGCGATTGCATCAAGGCATCATAGGCCTGCATGGCCTGGATCAGTTCCTCGACCGCGTCCACGCCCAGCCGACGCTGCGCGGCCAGCCGGAATTCCTCCCGCGCGACGGCGGCGGCGGCCTCTGCCCCCTGCTGCATGGCGGCGGCCACGCGGTTATTGGCCTCGGTTTCCGCCTTCATGCCTTGGATCAGCTCATTGCTGATCGACGCGACCGCCGCCGCCTCACTGCGCTTGGCTTTCTCAACCGCCAGCGCGCCTTCCGCGACCGACCGCGCGGATGCGGCGGCGATGTCGTTGGCATTGGCCGCTGCGCGTTGGGCGGCCTCGCCCTGGCCGGCGGCGGCGGCCAGACGGTCCTGGGCATCAAGCGCCAGGCGCTGCTGCCGGGTCAGATCGCCCACCGCGCTGGCATGCTGGTTGGTGGCCGTGGCCACGGCCTGATCGATCCGCTCCTGCCGTTCCTGCGTGGTCAGCAGCTGGCCCGACGTCTCAATCGTCGCGCGCACCCGCGCCAGATACTTCTCCCGCGCCACACCCGTCATATTGACGGCGGCGGCTTCGGCCTGGGCCAGTGTCGCGGCCTTCTTCTGCTCGGTCATCAGGCTTTCAAGAGCGCCCCTTACCCGTTCAAGCTGCTGTTCGACCTGGGCGGGATTGTCCAGCCCTAAGCCCTCCGTTAGGCCCTTCTTCAAATCACTTTCTTGCTTCTCTAGCTCTTTCTTGCGGGCAGTGAACTGGTCCAGCTGCTTGGCTAGGTCGCCGGCCTGCCGAGCGAAAGCCTTGGCCTGATCAGCCTGCCTCTCCGCCTCGGACTTGCGCTGGATCTCGGTCAGCCTGTCCTGATGCTGCTGTACCAGGGCCTCATTGGCGGCGATGGCAACGGCCAGACGCGCGGCGTTCCGGTCATTGTCCGGGGTTAGACCGGCATCGCGCCACTGCGTCATCGTCTGCTGCTGAAGCCTGATGTCACGGCGCAGATCGGCCAGACGCTCCTCAATCTGCGCCGCTTCATTGCTGGCGCGCTCGACAAACAACCCGTCGATCTTCTGACCGATCCAGTCCCAGGCATTGCTGAACCCCGCCCCCACCGCCGCCACGACGCGGCCCAGGGTCGTCAGCTCTTCCGCTGAGCCCTTCACCCGCTGGGTCAGTGCTTCCAGGATGATGGCCTGCGCCTCGCTGCCCCGCCCCATGGCATGCAGGCTGCGGACATTGGCCAGGGATGCATCGTCCAGCAGGCCCATGGACCGGGTCAGATCCTCCGCCCCCTTGGTCGGATCGGCAAAGGCCCTGGCCAGCTGGGCCGTGGCCTCGGTCAGGTCCTGACCGGTTGCAACCGCGAAATCCCGGCTGATGCCGATCAGGCCGGACATGACCTGCGCGCCGATCTTACCCGTGGCGATATAAGCTGCCTGCTGTTCCCGCGCGGCCTTGACGCTGATATCGGCGGCATCGGCGGCGGCCTGGGCCTGCTGCTCCAATGCCGCACGGGTCAGACCGATGGAAACGGGGGCCATGCGGTTGGCACGATCCACGGCCAGCACCGATTCCCGGTAGCTTGACCATGCCGCATAGGCCGTGCCCAGCACGACGGCAAGTCCCGCCGTCACCCCGGCCACCAGCAGCAGCTGCGGCGGGATCAGCGAAAGCAGGCGGCCAAGTCCGCCCACCGCTGCTGTCGCCTGCGGCCCCTGTTGCATCAGGATCAGAAAGGGGTTCTGACCGCCCGCCAGCTGCACGGCGGCATCCTGAAGCTGATAGGTCAGGTTCGTCACTTCGTGCGCGGCCAGCTTCGTGCCCCCGGCGGCACCATTGGCCGCATCCCTGGCCCGGTTCAGCGCCGCTGTCGCCCGCGTCCGGGCCGCCGTCGCTTCCTCGGCGGAGAGCATGCCCAGCCGTTCGGCCTGCGCGATCTCTTCCAGGGCGCGGCGATGGTCAATCAGCTGCTGTTCCAGGGGGACATAGCGGGCGCGCACCGCATCAATGCGCCGGCCCCATTCCGCATAATCCTCGGCCCGGTCTGCCGCGTCATTGTCGCGGGGCCGCACGCCCAGCAGCTCGTTCAGCCGCCTCTGCGCCTCGCTGGCGTCGCGCGCGGCCTTTGCCTGGGCTTCCATGCGGCGGGCGGCTTCGGTGGCGGCTTCGCCCTGCGCGCGGGCCATGGCATTGCTGGCCTCGGTCGCGGTCCGGGTGGCCGTCGCCTGTTGCAGCAGGCCCGACGCGGCGGCCTGCGCCGACTGGGCGGTACGCTGCGCGGCCCCCCCGGCCTCATCCATGGCGCGGCCAGCGCCCAGCGCCTCATTGGCGGCCTGCCCCATGCCGCTGGCCAGCGCGTTGGCCTCCTCAATCAACCTTTCGGTCTGTGCGGCGGCTGTTGCGGCAGCGGCACCAGCGGCCTTGACCTCTTCGGCCATCTGGCCGGCAGCGGCATTGGTTTGGGCCGCCGCCGCGCCCAGCTGCCGCGTGCGGCCCTCCGCACCGCTCATCGCGGCGGCGAAACCGGCATCGCTGGCCGTCAGGGTCGTATGCAGCCGCAGGGCCATCGCTCAATCCTTGACCTTATTGCCCGCACTCTCGGCCTTGTCCCGCAGCACCTTGCAGGCGGCATTCGACATGGCTTCCAGCGTATCCACCGCCCACTCACCCAGCGGCGTCGCCATCCCCGTCTGTCGCGCCAGCTCACCGACCTGCACCCAATCCAGACCCAGCGGCGGCCCGCCCATGGCCGGATACCGCATCACGCCCGTGGCCCGCAGGAACAGCAGGGCCAGGGGCACATAGGGTTCCAGGACCGGGTAATCCTCCTTGGCGGTCTCTTCCGCATTGTCCGGTACCGCCGGCTTCCGCCCCATCAGGACGTCCAACTGTCGGTCCACCTCGGCCCTGGGCAGGCGCGCGGGGGCGAAGTCGCGCGCCCAGGCCTCGGCGAACCCGATCAGTTTCCCTTGGCGCCCTGCTTGCCTTCCACCGCTTCGCGATACCCCTTCACCAGCGCCGTGACCGCATAGGGCAGTTCCAGCAGCTCTGCCAGATGCTCGGCACTGAAGGGCAGCGGGTTGCCCTGTCCGTCCTCAATGCCGCTGTCCTTCTCCGGCCAGCCATGAATGACCTTGGTCAGCAGCTGGCGCGCATAGGTGCGCTGGTTGGCCTCGTGGTCGGACAGGGCGCGGCGGTAGTCCTCGTCGGCAACAAAATCCGTGCGCAGCGGCGCCACAAAGGTGGACCGGTACAGCGCGTCCTCCTCGCTGTTCTTCAGGATCAGGAAATCCACGTGAAGCGCATGCTCTTTGAACGCCGTCCCGCCTGACGGTTCACGGACAATGACCTTGCGGCGAACGATGACTTCCGAGGCTACTTTCAGGCCCATCTTAGGACACTCCTAAACGGTTGTTCACGGCGAATTGGTGGGTGGGTTATGCGAACGCCTTGTCACGCAGTGCGTTGTAGGCCGCTTCCGGATCGTCAATGCCGGCGTCCGCCATTTGTTCTGCGATGTGCTTCCAAGACGCTGCCATATCGACGGCAGTGATGAGGCTGCGCAGGGTTTCGGCCTCTGCTTCGTCCAGTGAGAGCGGCATTTTCGGGTCTCCAACGGTGAGCAGAAGGTTGCGGCTTCAGCGGATGCAGAAGCGCAGTTCGTCGTCGCCCGTAATCGGCAGAACATCGCCCGTCACGGACAGCATGTAATCGCTCTCATCCTCCTGGGGGGCCGGGGCGTCGATCTGCATCGCGGCCAGGTCAAAGAAGATGGCGTTGCCCGCCGCCACCCCATGTAGGAACGACGCGGTAATGCGGGTCCGGGCATTGGCGATGGCGTACAGATCCAGATCGGCCAGATCGGTGGCCTCAATCACGCCGGTGAACTTGGTGGCCCAGTCATTGACCCGGATGGCCCGCCGTCCCATCCGTTCCTTCAGCGCGTAGCTGTTGGCCAGATCCAGCTCGGCGTTGTTCGCCACCACCTGCTCGCCTGCCAGCCACAGGAAGCTGTCGGTGGCGTTGATATGCGCCGGGTCGGTCCAGTCCGTGAAATCACCGGTCGGCGCGCTGACATTCTCCGGGGCCACGAAGTATCCCGTCATGGCGAATTCCAGGTACGGGAACTCGTTGACACCGAACACCATCTTCACGCTGCCCCGCGCCCCGATGATCTTGTGCCGCTCATCATCGACCGACAGATACAGGCTCACCGACCCGTGATTGGGGCGGTCGCTGGTGCGCTGATAGCGGGCTTCCGGCGGTTGCAGGGCAATCAGGAACGTATCGCCCACGCTGAAGGAGGTGCCGACCGTAGGCGTGATGACCGCACCGCCCGGCAGGTTCACCGGGGTGGCGTCGGTCAGCAGCACGTTGCTGGCGCTAAAGGCTGGCAGGTGCGCGATGGTAGGGGCGGCAAGATTGAAAACCGCCACCCCGGACCCGCCCGCCGTGGTGCAGGTGCCAGTGACCGTCCGGGCCAGGATGCCGGCATAGGGCGTGGTCCGGGCATAGGTCAGGCGGCCATTATGGCCGGTGCCATAAGTGGCCGTGGCCGCAATCGTGGCATTCGCTGTCGCGGCCACCTGCGTGGATGCCAGCGCACAGGCCAGCAGCAGATCATGATACGGCGGCAGGCTGCCCGCCGTGCCGGCACCGCACAGCTCCACCTTGAAGCTGATCTCGGTGCGCTTCATGGTCAACAGGCTGGGCCGGGCACCCAGATAGGACTGGATGAAGCTGCGCGTCTTCTTATCGGCCTGTAGGGGGCGGATCTGCACATCATAACAGCGCAGCGCGTTGGTGCCGTTGGGGGCGGCATCGTCGCCATAGATGCCCTCTGCCTTGGCAAGCATAACCAGCTCCCGGAAGGATTTGGGCGTGGACGGGATCGGCATGGATGGCTCCTCAGGTCTTGGGGTTGCGCTGGACGCGCTTCGAGGCGGGCGCTTCGCGGGTCGGTGCCGCCGCGTCCGGCGCCGGCTTCGGCTGATCGGCGGGTGTCGGCTGGCCGAACTCTTCCTCGATCATGGGGGTGGCGGGACGCTTGGACATCGGACCTCCTCAACGGGCGAAATGCTGGGTGGGCAGGGACAGGATGGCGCGGTGGCACAGCACGCCGGCCAACCGCACGGGCAGGATGCTCTCGCATTGGATGCCGGCGGGCGCGTCGGGACCGTCGCCGACGGCGCAGCGCTGCACGGCACCGCCCAAGCGGGGATCGGCGTCAAAGGCGTCGGCGATCCCCTCGACCAGCTGCTGCACCAGAAGGTCGCTGGCGTCGGCATCGACAAAGGCGATAAAGCCCGTGATCTGCCACGCTGCCGTGATGCGCCGCCCCCGACCGATGCGATCCTGCACCCCATTGAAGCTGGCCAGCCGCACGAACCAGCCCCGGACGTCGGGCTTTGGCGCACCCTGCGGCCAGCCATAATGCTGACGCACAGCCCCTTCACTGGTCAGGTTGCGCTCGCATTCATGGACGCGGCCAATCTCGGGTACGGTCAGGATGCGGGCCACGATGGCAGCGCGGATGGTGTCAAAGTCGCTCATGCCATCCCCGCTACGGCTTCGATACCGCGCTGTGCGGCGGCGGTCAGGATCTGCTCGACCTGGGCTTCATTGTCGGTGAAGGCCCGCTCGAACATGTGTGCGCCCTCGGTGCCATGGGCGGCGATCTTGAACTGGATGGCGCGGGCAATATCCTCGACCGTCTGGCCGTCCTTCGGTTGCAGGCCGCGCGCCTTGACCCAGGCCAGCAGCGGCGGCAAGGGCACCCAATGCGGGCGGGTCCCGGTCTCGACCGGTTCGGCGTAAAGGTGGGCGGTACCGATACGACCGGTAATGAGCGTCCCGGTCGTCTCGACATCCTCGACACCGATGCTGTTGACCAGTGAGGAACTGACACGCGGCGTGCGCTCGACCGTCTCCTGCAGCAAAAGGAACAGGCTCTCGGTCACCCCGGCGGCCAGATGGTCCATCACGATGTCCGGGGCCTGGGCAAAGGCGCGGCGCAGGGCCTCTGTGTCCATCTTCATGGCGGCAGCCGTACTCATGTCGGCCTCCGGTTCCAGAAACGGCCCTTGCCGTCGGATGCCGGGCTGGCGACCTGCACCATGGCGCTGGTCCCCTCGACCCGCTTGGTGTCAATGCCCAGCAGGTCATGATAACGCCGGCGCTGCGTGGCCGCGCGCTCTGCATAATCACGGCCCTTGGACCCCGACCGCACGCTATCTGCATTCAGCGTCGCGTCACTGTCCCCGCTCTTGGCGGCGGCCAGCTGATCCAGCAGGACGGCGGCGGCATAGGCGGCGACGGCTTCCAGATCCCGCGCGGGGATATCCTCGGCCTCGCGCGGTTGCCGCCAGCTGACCCGCACCGGCTCCCCGGCAGCAAAGCTGACGGCGGCCAGGATCACGTGACCCTCGGGCGTCTCATAATCCATCCACTGATCTGCCGTCAGACGCGACGGCGGCATCTGGCCCAGCGGATATTCGATCCCCTGCACCGAACAGGTCAGGGCATCGAAACCGGCGGGATAATCCAGCTCGTGCCCGCCCTCTGCCGTCATATCGGTCACGACGGTGGCGGGCCGATCCTTGCCATACTGCTGCACGGCCAGATCCAGGGCGCGGTCCTTGGCCTCTGCCGACAGCAGATCAGCACTGTCCCGCACCATGTCCGTGATCAGGCTATGCAGCAGCTCCCGCGACATCGGATCAGATCCGGACCAGGGTCAGCAGGATATCGACATCGTTGAAGGTCGGCGTGCTGGTCCCGCCGATATCGAAGTCGATGGTCAGGATGGCCTCGTCCGCCACGCGCTTGGTGGCGATGCTGGCCTCGGTGACGGTCGATGTCGAAACGGACACCGGTGCAGTCAGCACGCTGCTGGCTCCGGCCTTCAGGTTGATGTCCAGCGTCGGGCTGGTGCCGCTGCTGGCCCGCGCCGCGACAGAGAAGCCAACGATATCCGCCTCGAACGGCAGCTTGATCTTGACCGCAGCCGTGGTGTCGGCGGTCACGCTGGCGAAGTGATAGGGCAGCACAAAGACAGGGCTGCCGGCGGTGGCGGGAGGAAGACGCGTTGCCATCTGGCGATCCTTGGCGCGGGTTGCGGGGAGGGCTGTGCCTCTACGACCTCAAGCCCACCCGGCGAACCGGGTAAGGGGCTTGAGGGGTTAAGGGGCCTCTTGGCTGGGCTGGCCCGGAAAGCCTCGGTCGGCGTGATACCGCCGCCCCGCTGTTCTGGTGACCGCTTGGCGCCCTGGTCGCGGGCCTGGTCACCGGGGCATAGCGCGTTGCGCAATCCGCGCGGGGCTCCCCCTGGAATTACGCGACGACGTGCTTGCGGAAGGCCCGGCGCTCATAGGCCCGACCGCCATAGATGTGGCGGATTTTCCAGGTCAGCTTGTCGTTGGAGAACATCGACCCGACCGTCAGAGCGTCCTGCACGAAGATTTCCGGCTCTTCCTGGCCGTCCAGGAACGCGATCTCAATGCCGGGCAGGTCCATGGGGTCCATGGCCAGCATCCAGTCGTTCGCATCCGTCCAACACCAGACGGGAATGATGGTGGGCTTCAGGCTGGAGATGAACTTCTTCTCGTTCTCCGTGCCCTGCACGAAGGCATCATTGAACGCTTCTTCCAGGTCGGCAGGACCCAGCAGATACTTCGGGCTGCGGCTGATCGGGTCGGTGTGACCGAACGCCGTCTGCTTGTACATGATCAGGCGCGCGGCGGCGTAGGCCTCCTTGCTGAAGGCGGCAGTGCCCAGATTGCCATAATCCGTGTGGAACAACGGATTGCCGTCGCTGAGGTTCGGGTTGTTGTTCAGCAGACCGTTGAAGACGAAGCGCGACAGGGTCAGGACGGCAGACCGGCCCAGGGCGACAGGGATGCGGCGGATCATGCCGACATTGTCGTTCTTGATCGCTTCCAGCGTGATGCTCTCGGTACCGCCGCGCTTGGTGACCTTGTAATCGGCACCCGTATCACCGGGGCTGTCCATCTCCAGATAGGGCGCGCCTTCGGCAACATCCGGAAGGTCGCCGTACCCGCCCAGGGTGGTGATGTTCATGCTGCGGAAGTCGGTCGCCGTGGCCGGCGTACCGGTCAGCAGCCGCCACGACGTGGCCTCGGGTGCGACCCGATAGACGGCGATCATCCGCTTGTGAATGGCCTCGCTCAGCACCGTGGACAAGGCGGTGGAATTGTAGGCCTCGGTCAGGCGCACCGAATTCTCAAACTGCCCGGTGACCCGCTTGTCGCCCGTAAACTCGATATAGCATTCCTTGAAGGACTGGGCGTGCCGATGGTCCTTGTGACCCTCATCAAAAAAGGCGGCGAACATCTCCTTCATCTTGTCGGCGCGGTCTTTGATGACCTCAATCGACCCCAGGTCGCCGAGGCCGGTCACCATCCCGCTCTCAACGAAGCTGCCCAGATAGTCCGCCTCTGCCTTGATGGCGTCATCCACGGCCTTCAAATCGAACGGCTCCGTCGCTTCCTTGAACCGGGCGATCAGCTTCTGCTTGGCCAGCGGCGGCAGCTTGCAGGAATTGATGCGACCTTCGGCGCTGATGCGGGCTTCGATCAGGCGCACGGCCTTCAGGACACTATCGTCCTGGCCGTTCTGCGGCGAGTCGGCGGGCCGCATGGCCGCTTCCATCAGGCGGGTCGCTTCGGCCTCGCTGGTGTTGCTGGCATCCTTTCCGACAACCAGATCAGGACGCGTCTTGCGGATAAGGTCGAGAATTTGGCTGACAGACACGTCGCCCTCCGGGTTTGCGGCTTCGATGAAGGAAATGACCCGCCCGCCGGCCCCCGGCTCGACGATCAGATCGACGGAATGGACCTTGGTGAAGGCCTCGGCCACACGCACGGTGCGACCGGCGGCCTTGCGGTTGGTGGCTTGTGCTTCGGCGTCGATGGACAGGCCGAACAGGCCCTGCATGCCGCGCGCAACGGCTTCACGGACCTTGACGCTGATGGCATGGGTCGGGTCGATCAGCTCCAGCACGCCTTCGACGCGCCCCGGCTGGCCGCCGGTGCCCTCGATAAAGGCCGCACCCGTGATCTGCCCGATCAGGCGGTCAACATCCTTGCCGCCACCTTGCAGATGCATGGCGTCCGGCTTGTGATAGACGGGAGCACCCTCGACCAGCTTGACCAGCGATTTCAGCGCAGCATCGGGGTAGAGGTTACCGTTCTTCGAAAGGCCGCCCTGGATCACGACACAGCGGAAACGCAGGGGTGCCGCCGCATCCCCGGATACCGCTTCGACCAGCGTTTGCAGGGTACCGGCGGCCTCTTTGACCTTGGCGCTCACAGGCCGGAAGGTTTCCACCACCTGCACCGGTTCGCCCAGCTTCACGCCCGTATCGCCCACCACCTCATAGGGGTAGGACCAAAGCGTTTCCGGCTCACCCTTGGCATAGACGCTGACGATGGCCGCTTCTGGATACAGGGCGCGGATATAGGCACCACCCTCGGGCGCAGCGGCCTGCATGCGCAGCCGGGCAATGGCCCCCTCAATCCGCCGCATCAGATCCTGATAGCTGCCGGCGAAGGCTTCCTGGATGGCCACGGTCCCGACAATGCCCTCGGGCGGCACGGGGGTAGCAGCTTCGATGAAGCGATGGTGGAATGGCGCGCCCATCAGAACGCCTTCCGGATTTTCTGGCCGTCGCGGGTCACCACAACCAACGCGTCCTCATGCGGCTTGAAATCCAGCACCGCTTCGACCGGGACACCGACGAACCGGGCGGCATCGTCGATAGAGATCGCGCTGTACAAGTCGATCTCGGGTTCGGCGGCATCGACCTTGGTCAGTGCCTGTGCCTGTTCGGCAATGGTCGCGTTCAGCCGCTCGATGACCGCCAGGGCCTGTTGCTCACGCCCCTCGGCCTCCGCCAGCTTGACCTTCAGGACGGCGACAGTGTCCAGCGCTTCGGCCAGCTGGATGGAAAAGTCGGTGTTGGCCTTGACGATGGCCTCATAGGCCTGGCGCGTCAGCTCGGGCAGGCTTTCACCGGCCAGCGGCGTTTGCGGCGGCGTCTGCGTTTGGCCCTCGGGCGGCACGGGCGCCACCCCTTGGGCGGCGTCTGCCGGCTTTGCCCCATCCTGCTGTCCCCGTTTCGTGGCCATGTGGCTCCCCGTTCATCCCATCAGCTGGTGGGATGACCTTAAGGGGCCGGAATGTGCGGATTAATGCGGAACCAGTTCCGCATCAGCGGGGCTTGCAGGGCGATGCAGCCGGGACCATACTTATCAGGCGTCGCGTTCGGCGGGAAGTCGGTTCCGCTCGATGGCGTCAGTCATCGCCCCCGGTCAATTCGACCGGTGCGGCTTCGGGGATGTTGCGCACCCCCGCGACGCTCTCACGCTAATCGCACGAACCGCTTTTCATCGGCCAGGGTGGCCGGATCAATCAGCGCCGCTGTGGCCAGATAATTATGCCGGTGGATCTGCATGCGTGTGTCGCGGTCGCGGATCTTCACGGCGAAGGTTGCCACGCGCTGTTCTCCCGGTACCGTCGCTGTGAACAGCAGCTGCGGCCCGCCCTTCCGCTGTTCCAGGAACACGTCCCTGGGCGACGACAGGATGGTGGGCAGGCGCTGGATCATGTCGGGCGGGACCGCCGTGCCTCTGGCCTGCTTGGCCGTCCGCACCATGTGCAGCAAGGCCCGATCTCCCACGGCGATCTGTGTGGTGACCAGCGTCGCGCCGGACTGGCGCAGGGCCGCCTGGATCTGCGGCGCAATTACGCCCACGGTAATGGCCTTGCCCGCCGGCTTGTCCTTCCCCGACAGGACGTCGCGGATCTCCGCCTCCGCCCGTGCAGCCCGCGCCTCCGTCGCCCGCCGTGCCACGGCACTGCTGGCCAGCTCGGCAGTGGTAAAGGGCTTTTCGGTCGGGTTCATAACCTCCCAGCTCTTCATGATCGGCAGGCTGGTACAGCCGCAATTGATCGTCTGGCCGATGGGGGCGGCAGGATCGCGCGGGCACAACAACTTATGCCCGCCGACCAGGAAGGGCTCATCCACCTTCACGATCTGGCCATCGGCCATCACATGCGCCACCCGCGCTTCCCGCTTGCCCGACCGCCGCCATTGCTTGCGCATGCCGGGCACGATCTTTTGGGCCTGCACCATCCGCGCCTGCCCGGCCAGACTGTAGGCGCGCCCCACCTCATCATTGACGATGGTGACGGCCCGGCTGGCGCTGGGGCTGTCCTTGCCCAGATGGGCGGCCACCTTGCCCGCCGCCTGGAACGGCGTCTGCGTGCCGATGATGACCTGGGCCAGCTCCCCATTGACCTTGTTAACGATGCTGATGCTGATATCCGCGATGCGATCCGTGGCAAAGCTCTGCATGGCCAGAAGCACCTGGCTGTTCAGCCGGGGCAGGGCCGATGCAAGGTCGATATCAACCGCCCTCAACGGCGCATCGATCAGCGCCTGGCCAAGGTCCCATCCATCCCGCAGGCCGCCGATCACCGTGTCGGCAGCGCCGGCCTGAAAGATCGACATCTGCCGCCGCACCTCGGACTGAAGCGCCGGCAGCCGGTAGGCTTCCCATTCGCTGGGCTCTCCTGCCAGACGGGCGGCGATGTTCGTCGCCGCCGCGTCCAGAAGGGACAGCACCGTCTCCCGCGTCCGCACCTTCAGGTCCACACCCAGCCGCCATTGCCGGGTGCGCTCCGAACGGAACCGCTTCTGGCGCTCGGCTGGCGTCATGGCCCCCCATCCTTGGCCAGCGTCAGGCCGGCGACATTGCTGATGATCAGCTCCGGCATTTTCTTCGGCGGGTTCAGACCGGTCGAATAGGTGGTTTCCACCTCGATCCGGTGGAACCCGGCGAAAATCTCCCGGATCTCGGGCGTGTCATTGATGGACAACAGAAAGGCCCCTTTGATGCCGGCCAACAGGACCGCCAGGCGCTCAAAATCTGCCGGCTCGAAGATGCGCTTGCCGTAATCATCCTCGCATCCCCAATAGGGCGGGTCGCAATAGAACAGTGCGCCTGGCCGGTCGTACCGGGGGATGAACCGGTCAAACGGCAGCGCTTCGATGATGACGCCGGCCAGACGTTCGTGGGCCGCCTCCAACAGCGGTTGCAGCTTTGTCACGTCGAAACGGGCTGGCATCCCTGGCGATACGCCAAAGGTCCGCCCCGCTACTTTCCCGCCGAATGACAGCCGTTGCAGGTACAAGAACCGCGCCGCCCGCTCCAGGTCGGTCAGCGTGTCGGGGTCGGTTTTGGTCAACCGCTCAAACTCGCTGCGCGTGGTCAGTTGATAGCGCAGCATGTCCAGGAAGGCGACATAGTGGCGCTGCAAGATGCGGAACAGCGTGGCCACGTCCCTGGAGATATCATTGACCACCTCGGCTCTCGGGACGCGGTCGCGGCGGAAAAACACCCCGCCCATGCCGACGAACGGCTCGCAATAGGCGCCGTGCGGGATCTGGTCGATCAGCCGCGTAATGCGGCCTGCAAGGTTCCGCTTACCGCCGATCCAGGCGGCAACGGGGGAGATGGGCTGTACGCGATGCATGGACTCCATGGTGGTTACCGCTCTATAGCTTTCCCGCCCGTGCACGGGTGGCGGGATGGCCTGGGTGGGCCGATCCGGGACATGCAGGTGGTAGCCTGCGGTTTGGGCGATTGCCGTCGCCCAGCCCCCGCCGGCCAAACTCGACCCTTGGGGGAACCTGACCCGCCCCTTTAAGAGGCGATTAAGAGGCCTAAGAGGCCCAGTTAAGGGGGGTGGACGGCTGGGGGCCAACACGCACTCTCACGCGGCTGCGGGCGGCCTTTCTGGCGGTTCCTCATTCAGGTCATCGGCGGGGTTGAAATCAGGGTCGGGATCGCCGCTGAAGGCATCCTCCCCACGCCGCTGTGCCTGCTGCTCACGCGCCTTGGCCAGCTCCTCCGCCGGGTCGATCTCCAGCCCCATCTGCGCCGCGACCAGGGCGATGAACCGCATGACCGTCTCCTCGGTCATCAGACCCTGATCCATGGTGGTGACGCAGCTGGCGACGACGGAGCCCAGCGCCTGGGCGAAGCGCGCCACATCGCGGCTGGCAAGGTCAGGCATCTCCGCCCGCACCTGGAAGGCCGGGTCCTCTTCCCAATCGGCGGGGGCAAGGCCAATGGCCGCGATGCGGCTGCGGATCACGAAGCCGCCCAGATCGACCAGGATGCTCTGGATCTCGTTCTGCTCGTCCGTCAGGACCTTGAAGGTCGGCTCGGCCATGCTCTCGCCCGACGCGCGGTTCACATCACCCTGGCCCATCCAATGTTCGGGAATGGTGCGGGCACCCAGCACATGCCCCCGCAGCAGGCGGGCCGTCTCGCTGGCGTCCCCGGCCTTCATGTCGGGCGTCAGCATGTCCCAGATCTCGCTGTCATTATGGACGCGGATGGACAGCGGCTTTGGGGACTGAATTTCGCGCGCCCGCGCCTTGACCTCATCTTTTGTGGCCCCCTTCAGGGTCACGTCCCAGATGACCATGCGCAGGGCTTTGGCTCGCTCCACCTCGCCAAACAGCAGCTCGTTATAGGCATCGCAATGGTCGATGCTGGGCAACAGGTCGCTGCGCCCCCGCCCGCTATTGGGCAGGGCATTGCGCCGCCAGTAGAAGCACTGGCCGTCGTTCATCGTCTTCCGCAGGATGCGGGCATCAACTCCCAGCAACTCCTCATCCGGCCCGGCCAGGATGATCTTGTACAGCCGCCGCTTGCCCCCCATCTTGGGCCGGACAATCACGCCGATCTCCAGCGCCGGGTTCTGCGGGTCCTTCACGATCCCGTCGATGGTGACGGGGTCGATATAACCCAGGCGCACCCGGCCCGAGACGTCGTTGACGAACACCGGCAGGCACAGTTCCCCGAACAGTTTCAGGCAGCGGACATACTCCTTCAGCTTCCGGTCCATCCGGTTGACGCCGTCTTTCCAGAACGCGTCCAGCCAGCCCTGTGCCTCTTTATCGTCGCAGGCCAGGCGCACGCCCTCGGCCAGCAGATAGGCCAGCGGCAATTCGATCAGGCGATTGGCCAGCCCATTGCTGTCCCACAGATACCAGACCAGCTCCTGCATGCGGCTCTGCGCGATGGGCGACAGATCGCGCTGCGGATGCTGTCCGGCCAACGGGCGGTAATAGACGTCGTCGGCGTCGATACTGACCCCGGCGGCCTCGGTCAGGGCGACAACCTGCAACGCGTCAGGGGCCGCCGACAATCCCATGGCCTCGGCGATCCGGCTCCACACACTCATTCTCGCCTCCGGAACATCGGTGACACATCACGCCGGAACATGCCGGTGGGACGCTCCTGCTCTTCGTCTTGTGCGGTGGGTTTGGCGCCGGGTTCGATGGTGACGCCTGCGGCGGGTTCCAAATCAGACTCGGTGGCTGACCAAGCCAAAACACCCGCAACGGCGGTGTCGCCGTGCCGGGGTTGCCCGTCGGAGCCCTTATCCCTGCCCGCATCCATGGTGGGTTGACCGTTCGACAGAACGACGCGGCGATGATCCAGTACGATGTCTTCCGACATCGGCACCAGGATGGATTGGTCCTCGAATGCGGCCCGATAGCGGGGAAACCAGGTCGCATACCATTGGGCGGTCAGCGGGACCATCTCCACCTTGTTGATGCCCAGATTGGGCGCCTGTGCCGCTTCCTCCGACAGTTGCCGCCCGATCCCACGGCTATCCAGTTTCATCCGGAAGAACAGAGGCAGCCCCTCGGCAATATGGAACAAGATCAGCCGCTGGCAGTCGAACGGCATTGAGCGCAGTTCCAGCACCATGCAGGTTCGCCACTTACCGGGCTGATGTTCCTGCAGTACCCAGAATGCAGTCAGGTCGGCATCGCGCCCGAAATCACCACCAAGGCAAGTACGAAAGCGCGTGTCGATGCCATTCAGGACGGGGTCCAGAACCTCTTCAATCCACTGTCTGATGACGTCCAGGCGATCATTTTGCAGGAAGAACGCGCGCTCCACCGCCTTTCGGAGATGCGGGATACCCGCTACCCAGCATTTCTCGATATGGGCGCGAGTGAAATAGGCGCCGCTGCCGCGCTTAGGCTGGCAATCAAGCTCTTCCGCCGCATCTTCCGCCGCAGGATAGTCGGCGCGGATCTCGGCAGTGTATTTGGCCTCGGCTTCGGGTGACCATGCCCAGCCCTTGACCAGACAGACGCGGCGAAAGAACCCTTCCGCGATGGCATCGTCAAACGTGGTACGATGGAGGGACCAGGGCAGCTGCCCGCCACGGCACTTCTTGACCAACTGGTTGAACTCGTTCTCCTCGGTATTGTGGGTGGAGACGATGTCGATCTTGCCGCCCCACATCTTGTTGGCCATCGCGCCCTTGATGACCTCTGACAGCTTCTGGTGAAAGGCAGCCTCGTCGATGCGTGCGTGCCCCTGCCGCCCTCGCCAGTTATGGGGATTGCTGGACAGTGCCTGGATGACGAAACCCGAGGCCAGCCGGATAGAAAAACGCACGATGTCCCGGCGCTCGTTGTCGATCAGCAGGCTGTATTTGGCGACGCCGATCTCACTGGCCTGAAACACGCTGGACCGCAGAACCTGCTGATAGGCACGGGCAAAGAAGGCGCAGTCGCCGATATACTCGGCGGCCATGTCCTGATTATAGCCCATGTAGAACTGGTCCATTCCGGACTGGTGCCCGGCCTCCATTACGCTTTCCGCCGCCAGACATCCCCACGAGAAGCCAATACGGCGGGATTTTTCCGAGATCCGGATGGGGGACAGATCGGCATGCCAGCGCTGCTGGTAGGGCAGCAGGATATGCGGGATCTGGGTTGGCGGCAGACGGGCGCCCTCGCGCTTGGCCTGGATTTCTTCCACCCGATCCAGCAGCTCGCGCTTCTCCTCTGGCGGCAGCGAAACCTGTGTAAGTACCGGTTCAAGGGGCGCATTCATGCGGCCCGCCCCTCAAGCTTCACGCCCAGGATCTGCGCGCGCAGGAAAGCAACGTCGTCATCTGTCATGCCGCGTTGGGCAGCGGCCTCCGCAGCAGCTTCGGCCTGGGCGCGCTTGGCCTTCTCCATCTCGGCTTCAACTTCTTTGCGGATAGCCACCCGCAGATCCATGTCCGTCTTGGCGGCGCCACTCAGCTTGTGCAGGGCGCCGGCCAGGAAGTTCGCCTCCTTGGCGCCCATCTGCACCGTGTCTCCGGTTTCCGGATCGATGGTCAGCTCAAAAATGGCATTCTGCATCAGCTCGATGTTCAGCTGGGCTAGCTTGCTGCCCCCCTGATCACCCAGCTTGCCGATCAGCCCTTCCGAGATGCTGCGCGTGCGGCGCAGACGTTCGGCGACCTGATCCAGGTTCTGGACATGCCGTCCCAATGCAGACCGAGAGACGTCCACATCCAGCTCGCGTAGCTTGGTCAGGATTTCGTCGATGGTGCGGCCATTGCCCCGCAACCGACCGATTTCCTCCTGTACTTCCTGCGGCAGCTTGTCGATGGAGCTGGGGCGTGCCATGGCGTCACCGTGCCGACGGGCGGCTGATACCGGGGATCGGTGCCAGACCCTTGGCCGCATCGCTGCCGCGCTCGGTCAGCTCGGCAACGATCAGGCCGGACAGGACCTGGCATCGGATGGTCCCCTGCTGCTCCAGCCAGCCCATCTCTGTTCGCACCTGATCACGCGTGGCGGAAATGCCCATGCTATGCAGGCCCTTGGTCAGCAGGCTGTCATTCAGGGTCATGCCCTGCGCTTCACCCAGCAGCCGCAGAACGGTCAGCCGCAAATCCTCGCGCCACGCATCGGCCATCGCATTGATCGTGACCATTGTCTCAGCTCCCCTGTGCGGCCCTGGCGATGATGTTTTCGTGGCGCTCAACGGTCCGTTCGACGCGCGCCATGGTTTCTTTCAGGCCCGCGAACCGCTCGCCAATGGCCTTCAGCTCGCCTGCCACATCCTTCAAGGCCGTCGCCAGTGCGTGCAGGTCCTCAGTTGTCGGAAGGGCTTCGGATCGAGTTTCAAGGACCAGCAAGCCCTTCTCCAATTCGCGCATATCCTTGGAAACGCCCTCAAGGGCTGCTCCGACCTTTTGCGCGATCATGCTGCGGATGGACCAGATGATCCACGCGACGCCAAGCGTGTTGGCGATCCCCAGAATGGCTGCGCCTGCCATGATCCAACCCGGATAATTCATCGCCGATACCGCTCCTCAAACTGGTCCTGACAGAACAGGCACCGCTGCGCATTGGGGTGGACGGCCAGGCGAGCCGGCTCAATGGGTTCACCGCAATCGCCGCAGTCCGTCCGGCCTTCCGGTTCCGCCCCCCGCCGGCCACGGGCCAGGATGGCGGCCTGTTCGTCCAGCTGTGCCCTCTGGGCCAGATCCACAACGTCACTGACCACGGCACACCTTCAACTGATCACGCAGCTTGGACAGGCGGGCCAGCCACTCCCAGGTGGCCGGCGCCGCGGCGGGCGGCAGCTTGGTTTCCAGCTCCGCCGCCACCGCAGGCCCCGCCACCGGCCAGGAAGGGCAGGTGTCCAGAACCACCGGGGGCGGCGGGTCAAAGGTCGCCGCGCCGCATGCGGTCAAGAACAGCGGCAGGGCTGTCGCCAGGGCGGGCAGCAATGTCGGCCTGGGCATCTTTCACCTCGGCGGTTCGGGTCAGGGTGTCCTGGGCAGCTTCGGCCTGGCTTTCCATCCGGCCCGCCTCTCGCGCTGCGGCGGGCGCTGCCACAAGGCCAAAAAGCCAGCGGGCAAGGCGCAGCAGCAGGCTCACGGCTGCGGCCCGGTTATCGGGGGGGCAAGGGCGCTGCCAACCGGGATACGGACAATGCCTTGCAGGCGCGCCGTTAGACGTTCCCGCACCCCATCCTCATCCAGGTTGAACCGCTTCAACGTGTCGGGCACGGCGGCGATGACATACCGCGCACCCTCGGCAACCAGCTGATGCCGCGTCTCGACCTTGGCCGCGTCCAGACCCTTGCGCAGTGCCTGTTCAAGGGCCGCCTGGATGCCGTTATAGAAGGCATGTTCCAGCACCTCTCGGGCCTGCGCATCTTCCTTCATGCCCAGATAGGTCAGCAGCCGGCGGACTAGATAGACCGCACCCAGCGACAGGGCCGTGATCAGCGCCTCGCCCAATGGCCCCAGGGCCGGGGCCAGATCGATACTATAGGCCCCGTCGGCGGCCAGCGCCGTCAGGGGCAACAGGAACAGCATGGCGCACAGGGCCATCGCCGAACGGAACAGGCGGGGCATCACAGATCCTCCGTGTAGAAAGGCGCGACCAGCCGTTGCCAGTCCGCCAGGAATTTGGCTTCGGTGCCCTTGCCTGCGGGCGTGTTGTAAAACCGCTTCCACAGGCGGGCGAAGGCGGCGGCATCGGCCTTGACCGGCAGCACGCAGTCGCGCATGCGCCAGTACCGCAGGCGGCACATCAGCGCCGCATAGGACAGATTGGTGGCCAGCTGGTGCGTGCGGCCCGGAACCGGGGCCATATGGTCGCGCACGCGGGCGGCCAAAGCCGGGCGCAGATCCAGATATGTCGTCCAGATATCGTCCGCCGTCGCCTGCTCCATCTGGAACAGGCCATAGGCAGGACCCCAACTGCGATCCCCCGGCCCCGTATGCTGATCCAGCGCGGCGAACCCGCTTTCCACGGCGGCGGTGCCGACGACCAGCCAGACAGCGACGTCACTGTCAAAGCCCTTCAGCCCGTCGCCGACATGGGCCAGCGCGGGGCGAACGACATAGCGGGCAAGATGGATGGGCAGCACCGGATTTCCCCCGGAAGATGTAACTCCGGTTGACCTTACGGTGATGCGGGGGCGGGGTTGATGCGGAACCAGTTCCGCATGGGGGCCTTACCCGAACAGGTCGGGTTCGCTCTTATCGGCCTCACGGGCACCGGCCTTGACGCCCCGGACATGCCGGTCCGTCACACCCAGGGCGCGGGCAATCTGCGCATGCGATCCTTTGGCGGCGGCGATCATAGCCTTACGCGACCGCTGCGCATAGAGGGACGGTAACAGCAGCTGTTCCCCCGGTCGCCACTGGCACAGCTTACACGCCGCCTCCAACCCGATGGCCAGCGCGATGGGGTGGCGCTCATCCAGGGACCGGGGCACATAAAGCCGAACGCCGCCCCATTCCCGTTGCAGGATCTGCGCAGCCTCGGGTCCCACCACCTCGGCCAGCTCAACCAGCCCCGCCGGCCAGCCCCGCATGTCGATTTTTTCGACCGGTTGGGTGGGGGCGGTCATGCGCGCCCCCCAACGGTAAGGTTGGGGGCGGGCACGGCCCACCCCCAACCCTTAATCAACCGGCAAACAAAATCCGTGCCGTCTTGCGCAGGTCCCGCGATGCCAATTCCGGCGGATGCACCAGGAATGGCTGCGTGGGCGCGCCCAGGCTGCGGGCCACGCCCCAGTGAACCTGGGCGGCACACAGCAGCCTGTCGGTGGTGGCGGGGAACGGGTGAAGGCTTCTGCGCATGCCTCAGCCCTCCCCGGCGGTGGGGCCGTCCAGGTCCAGCGTCGGCTGGATGCTGGCACCCTGCTTGGCGCGCTTCTTGGCCTTGGCAATGGTCTCGGCGCTGGGGCCGTCGAATACCCCGAACATCGACGGACGCCAATCCTCGCGGTCGATCACACCCAGCCGCTCCATCTCCTCGATGGCCTGCCAGATCAGGATTTCCGGTCGGTTGACGACGCGCCACACCTGTCCGCGATGCACCCCGGCTTGCAGCAGATGCGCAATGCGGCCCCACAGCGGGTTGAAGGCCAGCACGATGGATGCCATCTGCCGGTGCTGCCGCTCCAGCTTGACCAACCGCGCATCCATGTCCCGCGTCTTCTGCCGGAAATGCCGGTCCAGAACGTCTGCGGCTTCGGTCTGATACCGGATCAGGCTGTCGCGGATTTCGGGATTGACCTTGGATGGATGGACCGTGAACAGCCATGCGGCAAGCAAATGGACCGGCAGGCAGGTTGTTTCCTGCGGCCCGCCCGCAGAAGGTATCATCAAATGTACCATACCCCAGGGACGTCCCTGGTTGCTGAGCTTCCGGTGTTGTCCTTGCCATCCAATCCCGAGCCGTTCGCATATCGGCTTCAATGCCACGAACAGGCCATCCTCCGTCTCGACGGCCAGGATCGTATCGCCATAAAACGGCACCGGGATCAGGTTCAATTCTTGCGTAGACATGGATCAGCCCTCCTTCTGCGCGCTGCTGGACAGGTCGCCGTGCCCGATATGGTGACAGGCGATGCGGATCAGCGCCCATTGCAGGGCGCGATTGCCTTTGGCCTCGCACCAGATCAGGTGCGAGAGGTAGGTGGGCTGATCCGGCGCGCGTCGGCGCAGCCGGTCCAGAACCGTGGCGACAAGCGCCTTGGCCCTGTTCAGCTTTTCGTGATGGGATTCTGGATTGTGGGCATGCATGGAAAACATCCTGTGTCTGGTGTGAAACCACACCGACAGGACGGACCATTATGCCCGCCCTGGCGGCGGGAGCGTTGAGAACCTGGACACAGTCAGGCCTGCCTTCTTCCCCTTTCGGGTGTTGTATCCGGCAGCGCCCCGCCATAGGGGCAGTGCCCGGACAAAATCCGGGCATGAAAATGGCCGCATGGCTTTCGGGGCGGCCACCGCTGTGTCCAGAGCTACCATCAACCCGGCTTCTCACGGCTAGGCTGGCTCCGGCGCAGACGATGGCACCAACGCCACGCGCTGTCAAATTCGGCATTGTTGGGGCGGCACAACCCATCCATGATGCGTTTAACGCGAACAGGATGGGGGAATTGCCATGCGTACTCTGGTGACGGTTGCTGTTCTGACCTTGGGATTGACTGGCTGCTTCGACAATCCAAAGAAGACAGCCCTCCGCGAAAGCCTTATTCGGTTGCAGGCGACCGTTGGCGGCGGCCTCACACAAGCTAGGCTCTATGACGCACTCGTAACCGTTGATACCGACGCACAGATCGCGCACCTGGATAAAGCTGTGAGCATGGAACAACTCTCCAAGGTCAACGATGTGCTGACTATCGGTCGTCAAGTCGGCAAGGGGTGGAGCAACAGTTTCTATTGTCCCACCACCGAACTCGGACGTGGAACGCCGAGCGCCAAGAGCTACTACGCCAAGGAATGCGTGCAGTCCGTGATCGACTACATGGAACAGATGGGCCTTGATAAGGAAAAGATTAAACAATGGCGGGACCGGGAAGCGGCTGACGATGCGAGCGGAAAGGCATTCGATATCTCGACCATTAGGGCGGATGAGCCAATCCGCGCAGGCCTGTCCCTGTTGGACGATGCCGCCGCTGAAGCTGTAGCTGCGCTTCAACATTAGAACAGCCTCCCCTGCGCGGCGGCATCGGCCACTCCCCGCCGCCGCGTATCCTCCCGGCGCAGATCCGCGCGGGCCTCGGCCAGATCGGCGGCGGCCTCCTCGGTCAGGGGGATGAAGGGCGCGAAGCTGCAATCCTGCGTGCCCTCGATCAGATCCAGCAGCAGCGCCCGCAAGGCCGCATCCCCACGCGGGCGGGCTGCGTTCAGCGCCACCGCGAACGCCGACAGCTCCTCCATCGGCCCACCCAGCAACAGGCGGTCGGTCGCGTCGAAAAGCTGATGATCGGCGGCGCGGTAGCTGGTCATAGCCCACACATCCCCTCGCATTCGTTGCCGAACAGGTCTGGCTGGCCACGCTCCACGGCGTTGGATAGGTCCACTTCATCCAGCGGAACCAGAGAGCGGTGCAGATAGACACCGTCCGCCTTCAGGCCGCGAACCCCGCGCCGGATCACGCGGTCAATCATGACCGCATCGTCGAAATCGGGCGGGGCTTCGTCCCTGAGGAGGCGCCATTCAAGGTCGGATCGAAATGGGCAGAAAGTGCAGGCGGAACGCGGAGGGCGCGGATATTGCCGTCGCTCCAGATAGGTCAGGCAGTCATGCCGCCGCATGTTCAGATCGATCAGAGGGTACTCATTGGTAATCCAGGCCTGTCGCGGTTGCTTGACGCGATGAACTTCATCACGGCTGATCCCGATGATCTGCGTCACTTTGGCATTGGCAGGAACACGGCAGCGTGGCCTCACCCCGAGCATGGCGCGTAGCTGCTTGATGATTGGGTCGATCTTATAGTCACCCGTGCATTGCCGACGGATGATGCCCGCCGATCCGTCACGATTCCTGACAAAGAATGGCGGGCGACCGTGTGCGCCCAGCTTACCCGCCGCCGCGTCCAGTATTTCCTGGCGCAGATTGCCGGCGCTGACGATATGCACCGGGAACGGCAACTGCGGGATCAGCCAGTGCAAATGCTGATACACCTTCGCTGGCTCTGCACCAGTATCGGCAAAGATAGCCGCATCTGCCGCTGGCAGGTCACCCCGCGCCATCATGATGGCGATGGTTGACGACTGGACGCCAGCACCGAGGGACAGGATGCGAAGGTGGACTGGGTTTGTCATTTCCCTGCCTTCGCCTTCAGCCGCGCCTGCCAACCCTTCAGGGCCTGGATAAGGCGGCTCTTATCGGCCCCTGAGAGCCATTCCAGACGGTCCACCGGGCGCTTCAACTGCCGCACGGCCCAGGCCAGCAGGCGCGCCTCGTCCGCGTCGTCGATCTGGCCGGCGGCGACCAGATCGGACCAGTACTGGCGGATCAGGGCCACCTGATCGCCCTTGGGCGTGCTGGCCCGGCGCGGCGGCCCGCCCGTGGCGGCCCCATCCTGGGCCAGGGCATCCAGCAGCTTACCCAGATGGCCGGGCGACAGCTGTTTCAGGCTGCGCTGGCCCGTGTGCCGTTCCATGTAGTCCCGCCAGTCCTCATCATCGGCTAGCCCCGGCACTTGGCGACGCCGCGCGTACACGGCAGAGAAATCGTTGCTCATCACCGTCTCCCCGGCCCATTGCGCTCGGCGGCATCGGCGGCCCAGGCGGTCATGTCCGCCGGGTGCGCCCCGGCGGAGATCAGCTCGTCCCAGAGCGCGTCGAAGGCCATCTTGGCCGTCACCGGGTCGATCCTGTCGGCCCGCGCCACATCACCCCGGAACGCCGCCAGCACCCGCACCAGCACGCCGCGCGCCCAGGTCCGCCGTTCCGCACGCATGGCACGGTCGCCGCGCAGCTCGGACAGCAGCAGCGACAGCTCGATCACGGGGGCGGGCAGGCGCATGGGTCAGCCCTCCTGGCCCTGACGGTCGCGCAGCTGCATGCCGGCCTCCACCAGCAGCTTGGCGGCCTGCGCCACCATCTCGGCCAGATCGGGGTAACCCAGATCGATCAGGAACTCTGACCGCTGCACCTCCCGCCGCCCCCGCTGGATCAGCATGTCGGCAAGGGCAACGGGGCCGACGGCACCCATCACGGCTGTTACCGCCAGCCGATCATTGTGCAGCTCGGCGAGATGCTGGGCGACGGCAGTAGCCTGTTCGTCGGACAGGCTCTGGTTCGTGCTGTCCACCGTGGCGACCTCGACATCGCCAGCAACAACAACACCGGGGCTGCGGTCGCTGATGCCCCACATCATGGCCAGGATATCAATGTCCATGGCGCGGCTCCCAGTTGATGATGACGCCGAGGAACTCGCTTTGGCCGGGATGTTCCTTGGCCCAGAAGGTCAGCAGATCGGCCCAGTCCGCGAACCCGTCGCCCTTAGCGAAACGGTTCAGTTCGTCTTGCGTCTGGCCGATGTAGTCGGCATCCGTGCGCATGATCGTGACCTTCCCACCCTGACCACCGGGCGCCAGCTCCATGTAGATCGGTGCCACCCAGGTGCAGATGCCCACACCGATCAACTCGCAATGCTTGGTCCGCATGCCCTTGTAGAGCTGCACCAACTCGCCCGGCCGCACATGCCGCCGCCGATCCGCCCGGATCGTGTGCCGCTTCGCGGTCGGGGAAAGAGGGATGAACTCCAATCCGGCCTTGATAGGTTCGACGAACCGTTCCTTGAACGAATAGGCAACCATGGTCAGGCCTCTTTTCTTGCTGAGTGCAGATCCGGGAAGCGCGCGGCGCAGGCCGCATCGGTCGCCACCGCAGCGGCGCTGCGATAGGCGGCACTGGCCTCCCGAACCTGGGTCATGCACACCGGTTCCTGCGCCGTGGCCGCCTGCCACGCGCGGAAGGTGCTGTAGACGCATGATTGCAGGCGGCGGGGAACGGCGCGCCAGCAGTCGCTGCACAGCAGATAGCCCTTGGCTCTGGTCCCGCCGCAGCCGGGTGTTTCACAGGGGATTTTTCCACGGTTCGCCATGGTCAGGCCCTCCCAGCGGGCGCACATGCCCGGGTGAAGCCGTCATGGACCTGGTCAAACAAAATCCTGCCCGCTTTGCGCTTGCCGATGCGGGCCATCAGCGGCCACGCTTCCTCGCTTGGGCCACCATCACCCACCCACGCACCATTGATCCATTCGCGCAGCGGCAGCGAGACGGGGTGACTTTCGTACCAATCTACGACAGCCTCAGTGGCGGGCTTTCCCGGATACCAATTGTCGGTGGGCCGCCATTCGCCCCACTGCTTAAAGTCGTAGGGAATGCCATGCGATGCGCACCAGTCGCGGGTGTTGCGGTGCCAGTCTGGATGGGAGATCCGCGCACCCGGCCCGCTCTCGCCTCCCGACACCATGCCCGCGATGAATTCCCAGCCCATCCACTCGACCGGGCCGATGGCGGGTTCGTAGCTGACCCACACGCGTAGTCCGAGGTCGTTAAGCCTACGGGCTTCATTCAGCCGCTCATTGGCGCGGGCCTGATCCTCTACTGAAACGCCCCACCAGACATGATGGAAGGCTGTGGCCCAGGAGGCTTGGGTTGGCTGCTTGCTTGCCCAGGCTCGCAGATAGTCGAGGACGTGACCGCAAAGAATGTTGGGCCGCTTCGTCAGCACCTGAAAAACGTGATGCTTGGCCTTTTCCATGATCTCCAGCACCTGGAACACGTCGGCCCGGCTCAACGCCTCATGCCCCAGATCAGACATCGAATTCACGAAGATGCGGCGGGGCCGCTTCCAGCGCAGGGGCTGATCCAGTGCCTCGGGCACCAACCGCACGGTGCCGTTGAAAACGGGCTTGTCCTTCACGATGTCGGTCAGGCCCGCGTACTTCGCTACACCCATCCGCTCCATGCGGGCGGAATGGGGCATGGCGTAGCAGTTCTTGCAGCCGGGGCTGTGGACCGAACAACCAACCACCGGGTTCCAGGTAGCGTCAGTCCACTCTATGCCGCTCTTGTCACCCATGATGACCTCCCTTGCGGAAAGCGGACAGGTCCACGACGCGCGTGCCTTCGTCGCCCCAGCGGGGCGCGTTCGCCCAGGCCTGCCGCTGCGCCTCGTCATGGGCCGCCCGCTGTTCGGTCGTCATGGCGTCATAGGCCGAACGGGCCTGGATGATCAGCTCAGACAGGCCGGGCGGGCAGCCATTGGCGAAGAGTCGCGCCATCGTGTCAGGATCGATCTCGAACCCATCGGCGGCGGCGGGCGGCAGAACGCCCTCCCGCTCCATATCCGCAATATCCTCCGCAAGGCCCTCTGCGGCCCGCTGGAAGCAAACAACCATGAAGGCCCCGCGCCCGGTGGCCGCCGCACCATATCCCAACGCGGCCAGCACCGATGACAGCATCAATCCCGTGCCCTGCTGCCGCTCCAGACAGCGCAGCACACCCGCCGCATGGATGACCGGGGCCGGGCAGGCTTGGCCGCCAGACGCGATCTTGGTCATGATCCCCAGGTCCTTCATGGTCGCCTCCTTACGGGCTGGGGGTGGGCGCGTCAGCGCTCTGCGCCTGCACGCCCGCCAGATCGATGCTGATGCTGCTCCACGGCGCGTTGACATTGGCGCGGCGGGAAAAGCGCATATAGGTCGTGGTGCCTTCCGTGCGGATACTGTCGCCCAGGGCCTCCATGGCGCGCTTCCAGACCGGGTTATTGATGTTCAGCCGGCGAAGCTTTAGCAGGGCCGTGCGGTCTACCGTGCCCTCCTTGTCCGTGTTGAAGGCCCCATCGACCAGCGCGCGGATCTCGTCGCGCGCACCATCGGACCAGCTGGCGATGCATTCATCGACAAGGCTGCGCGCGACCTGAAGCTGCGGGCCGAACACGATGCGGTCCGCCACCTTCAGCTCGACCTTCATGCACCTGTCATAGCTGGTCAGGGTCAGGTTGCCCTTTTTCCCGCCGCGCTTGGCCCCGTACTTCTCGGCGATCAGGTCGAGGAAGCTGTTGATGTCGTCGTAGGTATGGCCCTTGAACCGCGCGATCCGGGCGGACAGTTCCTCGGCAAAGCGGATGATCGCCTTGACCGTCTGATCCTGCAGAAGGTCTACCGCATCGATCATTGTCAGCGGATCGAAACCGCCGCGATCATTGGCCAGCATCAGCCGCCCGCCGACATTGACCGCGCCGGGATGGCTGGGCGTATCGGCAATGACCTGCGGCGCGGCGAGATCGGCAGCGCCAGAGGTATCGGGGAGTAATTGACTATCCATGGTTTCCTCTCAGGGAAAAAGCGCCCGACACAGGCGGTTGATGAAAAGGGAAAGACGCGACCGGCGTCTGCGGGGCCGCTCGGGCAGGAACCGGCGACTGGCCCAGTCGATGCCGGATGGTGTGGAAGCGGGTTTCATAGCGCTCGACCTCCAAATTGCGGCGGGCATGAATGCCGCGACCGCCGGACAGCACGCGGTAAAGGACGGGCGGGAAGCAGCGTTTGGCCGCGATGGCATAGATGCCCTCGTCATCCGGCCCGACACAGGTCACCACGCGGCCCCGGATCACGCGCCCGTCTCGGGTCGGCCAATGCACCCACTGGCCAATCTCGAAGGGCGCGCCCATCACGCCGCGTCCAGCTGTTCGCTGGCCCCGGCCAGCTGCGCCCAGGCGGCCTTCATGTGGTGGATGTTACGGGGTTGTTCCGCCCCGGCGGCCAACATCGTCGCCAATTTTAGGACGTTGGACATGCTGCGCAGGGCACCGGGCTTGGCCGCGATTACGCGCAACCATTTCTGTTCGTCCTGGTCCGTGACGGCCCAGGCCCGCAGCAGGGCGTCGATATCGCCCACCATCGGGCGGCGCAGGTTGACGCGCATGCCCACACGACTGGATAGCTGGGCCAGCTCCGGCTTGCGCCCGCCGCCGCCGGTCAGGGCGCTCAGTTTCTCGTTGCCCGCAGCCACAATGCCGATCTTTGTGGCATCGTGAATGGACCGCAGCTGATCCAGGGCCAGGACCGAAAGATGCTGTGCCTCGTCAATGATCAGCAGGCCGTTGGTGCCCCTGACGCGGCGCTTCACCTCATGGCTGGCATCGCCCAGGGACTTCAGCTCCATGCCCATGGACCGCGCGATCTCGCGCAGCATCATGCCGGGCTTGGCTGATGCCGGCTCCATCGTCGCCATCCATACATTCGGGTTGGTGTCCCGGTAATGTTTCAGCGCCTCGGTTTTGCCCAGGCCAGGCTGGCCGATCACGACGCCGAAATCCGGCGACATCTGCGCATATTGCAGGATGGGGATGATCTTGGCCGCCGTGGGCGTCAGCACGAAGCCGGGGATCTGCGGCTTGGTCAGAACGGCCTTGGCGCGCTCTGCCCGCGCCCGCAGCCATTTCTGGACATCGGCGGCACAGGCGTCGTTATTGCCGTTATAGGTGCCGTTCAGATAGGCCGAAAACGTGCTGTAACCCATGTCGGCATCCAGGGCCGCCTTGGCCAGGGACGGGAATTCCGCCTTGGCCACCCGCTTCGCCTCGGCCCGCAGCTCGGCGTGCTGCTGTTCGGTAAAGGTGCCTTCATCGCTGATCGCATTCATGATACTATCCGCTCCTTGCTGCGTGTGTCTGAGGGCCTGGGGATGCTTGGCGGCGACCCAGGCCCTCAGTCGTTATTGACCAGCCGCAGACGCTCCATCGCGCGCCCGAAGTCGGTCAGGGTCTGCTCTTCGTCGTAAGCTTGGGGATCGGCCTTCAGGGCGGCATTGCCGACCGTCCCGAACACGGGCCGGATGATGCTGGCGGGCACGGACGGGGCCGTTTCCTCGGGCGCGTCCGGCATCATCGCCGCCATCTCTTCGACGGACATGCGCTGTTCGGCTTTCGCCATATCCTTGGCGGCCTTGACCCAGGCATTGCGGGCGCTTGCATGGGCGCGGGCTGCCTCGACATCGGCGAAGCCGGCGGCCTCAACGCACTGAGCGGCCCCTAGATAGGCCCCGGACAGGCTGTAGAGATGCACGTCGGCATGCAGGTCCTGGGGATCGAACCGCACCACCAGCTTGTCGCCGCGATGCTGGGTCAGGAACTCTGCCCAGTAACGGTTGCCCTCGATATGGACCGACCCGTCCACCTTCCGCGCCGTCACGCCCTCGGCGGCCAGCAGCCACAGGCGATATTGCTGCTGCGTGGCCTTGCGGATGGGTGCCTGGGCATAGCTGGCCTCGAAAGCGGCCCGGAATGACAGCTTGCCGCCGCAGACGGCGCTCTCGCGCTTGGGGCGGTTGTTATGCTCATGGACACCCCACGCCAGAACCTTGATGAACTCGTCGATGGGCACCGCGTGCGAGCCGTAGTTCTCGGGCTTGGCCGTGGGGTTGTTGCCCGTGTAGGCACCGGCGAACCTTGGGTCGGTGGCGATGTTCTGGCAGAAGTCTCGCCATGCCCGCTCTATGGGCTTGGCCTGACCATGGTAGGGCGTCGTCCAGTGGATCTGCACACCCAGGTCCGTCAGAAGGCCGCTCGGCTCCTCCTCCTTGACCTTGAAGCGGTAGCGGTTGGCGACACCGCCCGTGATCCACTTGCTGGCAAAGGCGCGGCCATTGTCCAGCCAGCACATGTCCGGGATGCCCCAGTTCATGACCATGTCGCCAATGGCCAGCCGGACCAACTCCTTGTTCTCGCTGCGGTCCACCCGCCAGGACAGGATCATGCCGGAATACAGGTCCTGGAAACCGACCAGACAGGGCCGACCGATACTGCCGTCGGGCCACTTCACGAACACATCGAACGTGTGGCCGTCCACATTGACGGCCTCCATCGCGTGGAACATGGACCGGTCGCGTTCCTGCGCCGGGAACATGCGCTTCAGGGCGTCCACGCCATCGCGCTTCAGAACCTGCACAACCATGGGAACCTCCTTCATAAGCCGGCGCGACATCGTCCGGCAGGACGGGATCGTCCATCCCTTGGCCTTGGCCACGCTGGCCATGGTCCGGTAACAGACCTCGAAGGGCCGGGCCTTGGCCTCGGGCCTGAGGTAATCGGCCAGCAGGAAGTCCCAGGCCGCCGGGGTGCAGGCCTCGCTATCGGCCACGCGCCCGACATAGCGGTCCATCAGGTAGGCCAGCCGATCATCCCGCGCGACGCCCGCGATCCGCTGTTCCCAGCCGTAGTAGCTGGCGGCGCTGAACCCCTGTTCCGCCCCGATCAGGCGGACGGCGGCATCCTTGCTCATGCCGGTCAGCAGCAACGTTTCCACGGCCTGGATGGCCGACAGCTTCTTCTTGGCACGCTCTTTGGCGGTATCGCTGGCCTTCTCATACTGGCTCCAGGCCAGATCGCGGGCTAGCCGCTCCTTCACCGCCTTGCGGTCATTATCGGGCGCGGCAGGTGCCTGTGCCTGGGCCGCCAGCTTGGCGCGGGCGGGCGCTGGCAAAAGTGAGAAGTGGTATTCTACCCCACCACCTTGCGCGTCCCGCCGCCGCCACAAGCCGCGCGGATTTTCGGTTTTGCGCCACTGGATTTCCGGTCGGGCCCAATTTTCCCGCTCTGCCATCATCTTGATGGCACGCTGGCAACTTCAACGCAGCCAGTTCAGAGGCGCTGAACCATTCCTTCTGCATCACATGCCGCCTTTCCATTTGCTGCGGGCGGCAAGTCGCTTCTGGCGGGCGCGCTCCTCCTGTTCGGTCCACATGGCCTCCTCGGCGGCGTGCAGGAATCGTTCTGGAATGATGGCCAGACCGAACCGCTTCAGTTCGGTACCGAAGATGCGGGCATCGCCTGTGGCATGCAGAAGTGCAAAGGCATTCAGCAGCGAGATATTGTGATCCTCGCGCGCCTGACTGGCATAGGCGTCCAACATGTTCTTGCTGATATCCTTGCCAGAATACTCCTTCATCTCTTCGGCAATGGCCTCCCGGTCCTTCTCCGACTCGTTCAGCGTCACGGAAACCGACCGCGCGATCCGCTGCGCCGCACCCGCCGCGCGCACCTGCGCCTCATCAAAGCGAACAGCCACCTGTGGCGGCTGCCACTCGGCAAACATGTCCATCGTGCTGCTGTCATGGCGCGCGCGCGGAGCCATTACACAGCCCTCCGCATAGCAATCGGTGCGGGAGCTCGCGACATGCGCGAGACTCCCGCCCGACCTTCCCCTATCCTCGGAGCTGTCGCACCACCAAGGAGGGGAAACTGATGGACAAAGGAAAGCTGTTCGAGCTTGCAGCCGCAATGGTGACCGCTGAAATCAAAGGCGGAAGCCTCTATCGGTTGGCCAATCCCCAAGACATGATTGCGGAACGAACGCACCAGTTCGCTGACGCGCTCCTTCAAGCCTGGAAGGGCTTTTCCGGCCAGGAAATGTCCGAAGATGGGCCAGTTGCACACTGAGTGGCCGGCAGATACACGCTCTGCCCGCCGCCGCTCCTGATTGCCAATATCAGTCTGACGGCGGCGGCTGGGTTCAGCCGCGCCCACGCAGAAATCTCGGCCAAAACAGTCTCGATTTCCATATCGCACCTTCCACGCTTGAGGGGTGATCATTCCTCGCCCCCATCACTCTCGGTTGCCTTGCTGCGCCGGATCGGCCCGAACTTGGTCAGGTCGCCGCTCGACTTCAGATGCGCCAGGAAGTTCCGTTTGGCCTTGGCCCCGGCCCGCCCCCACAGGGACACCAGCTTGGTAAAGGCCGCGTCGTCGGGATCGGCCTCATCCGCCGACCCGCCCATCACGATCCGGTGGGCCGCCGACACGCTCTTGGCGCGCGGTTTCTCACCCAGAAGCTCGGCCACCACGGCGCGCTGTTCGTCTGGCGTCATCTTGGCCAGGGTGAGCAGTTCCGATTGGTTCAGTGCGAGTGAAGTCCCGACAATCCGCGCCTTTACATCGGGTTGCAGACGCGTGGCGATGCTGATCGCGCGACGAATACTTCTCTCGTCCAGGCCGATCCGGTCAGCGGTGGCGATGGCGAAGCCGGACATCGTGTCCGGCTTCGCCGCCTTGCCGCCACCGGCCTTGCCCGGCGCGCCACCCTGGCGCGTCTGCGGGTGCAGCCGCTCATAGACCTTCTTGCGCTCAACAAGGAATGTCGCGCGATCCAGCGGGTTCAGCTCATGCCGGACAAGGTTCTCGTCAATCTCGGCCAGCCGCGCCTCATCGTCGCTGGCGTCAAAAACGAATGCCTCGATTTCGGTCCATTCCAGCAACCGCGCGGCGGCCAACCGGTGGCCGCCCGCGATCAGGGCATAGCCGCCCTTCTTGACGCGCCGCACTTCAATGGGCTGCCGCAACCGACCGACCTGGGCGATATTCTCGGCCAGCAGGGCCGCATAGCCCTGATCGACCGACCGCAGTCGCTCGCTATCGTCGATCTCCGCGACCGCAATGGTCTGGAGCCCCAGTTCCTTCATTCGGACACCTGATGTTCAACGGGATGGGATGCGCCGTTCACACGACGGCGCGCTTTTGACAGTGACCGTCCCGCGACCTTGGCCCTATAGTTCCGGGCAGGTTGGGGGCGCAGCCGGACACCGTCAGTGCGGTATCGGCTGGGCCAAATTTGTCGGGGCGACAGGTCTAATGCCTCGGCAATGATCAGCTCGCCCAATTGATATGGCTCGCGCAGCGTCCGGCTGCACGCGCCGTCGGGCAGGCTGTTCTCCCGGTCCAGGTCGGACAGGGTCAGGCCGCGCTTTTCCAGCGCAGCCTTGATGTCCGATTTGTGCCAGTCCCCGGCCATGCGGTTCGGTCCTTATGTGCGTTTCGCTGGCCCTGCCAGGCCGGCTTTGAAGGGGGTGAAATTCCAATGTCTGGGAAATATGAAGGACATATTTGTCCCGGTCAATTGCCAAATTTGTCTTCCGACTTCCCGTTCCGGTGTCAGGGTGGCTGAGATGTCTGAAAGTGAATTAAATCAACATGATGTAAGAAAGTCGGAAGCCGAAAGTGAAGTCGGAAGCGCGCTTCCGACTTCTGCCATCGAACTCGGAAGGCGGATCGAGGACATATGTGGCCGAATTGGTTGGGACAAATGCGCCGACGCGGCGGGCAAATCGGTGAAGCAACTCCGCCGCTATGCGAAAGGAGATGATGTGCCTATCAGCGCATTGATGGGGATAGCCGAGGCCGGTGGTATTCCGCTCAACGCATTGATTCTTGGTAGCGAGGCCTCGGGCCATACTCACACAGCCACAATCGACGAGGAGCTACTGGGCAAGGTCAACGATGCTGTGACCAGGGTCTATAAGGAGATGCGCGCACCGATACAGCCCGTGGCCCTTGGCCAGGTGGTGGCACGCATATATAATGATCTGGCCGATGCTGCGGCGGATCGGGCGGAATGGGAGGGCGGCCTGAAAGTGTCGATCAAGCATCTGCAGCGGGAATTGCAGGCCCCGGTCGGTGAAGCCGGCACGAGCAAACGCTCGGCCTGAGGCTGGTTAAGGCGGTGGCACCTTTTCATCCTAACCACACCCCTTCGCGGTTCTTCAATCTCGTGGGGTTTTTCGGGCGGAATATTCTAGCATTAGGTTACAACGGTATTCAGTTAAGAGGCCATCAGGCTCTTCTTAAGAGACAAAAAAAGGGGCACCCCCAACAGGGACGCCCCGACTCCAAAATCATCTGTCACTCCGCCCGATTTTTCCCCTTCACTCCAAAACCGCCAATTTTTTCGACCGCCGCAAAATCCCCAGCCATCCCGCCAAATCCCACATGGTCCCGCTCTATCCCGGTTCTCCAATACTAAGTGTCAAGGAACATAGGTTCCATCAAACGTGCTGCCGACATCTCGGGCCAGACCGACGGTTCCGGCCGGCACCGGCTGGTTCACGGCAGCCGTGTTACCGATATCAACCTTGTCATGGAAGAATTCGGTGCGCAGACCGAAATCGACACGCAGGCTGTCTCCGATCTTCATCTCGTCATTGCCGTAGATGGAGAAAGATCGGATATAGTCGTTCCAGATTCCGGTGCCCCAATCGCCATAGGACATCATGCCATTGTTGGTCAACAGACCGACGACATTGTTGGCAGTATCCAGAGCGACCACGTCATAGATGTGAGAGTTGTTACGCACATCATTGATGACATGTGTCACAGCCGACTGATTCTTGCGGCGTTCGACATGGTAATACATGCCGCCGACCGTCAGCGAATTGTCGATCTCACCCCAGCTGGCATCATAGGTGCCACCG